TTCGCCCACAACTAATCAAGGTTTTGCTGGCGGTAGCGGTGATGCTTCTCAAGGCGGTGGCGGTGGTGGAGCTGGTGGTGTTGGCGGCAACGCAAGCAACGGTTCTAACTACGGTGGCGCAGGTGGAGCTGGTGTTACTACTTACACCAACTGGTCTGGCGGATTATCAAGCGCGCTAACAACTCTTGGACTTGGTGTATCTAATTACATCGCTGGCGGTGGAGGCGGTGGAGCTTACGCTTCTGGCACAGGCGGTTCTGCTGGTTCAGGTGGTGGTGGTGCTGGTGGCGCTTCTGCAACAAGCGCAGTAGCCAATACAGGCTCAGGCGGTGGTGGTTCTAACGGAAACTCTGGCGGAGCTACTGGCGGCAAGGGCGGTTCTGGTCTAGTTATTGTTCGATATGCGTACTAAGGAGAAGGAATGACACAATACTTTGCAGAAATAAATGACAACAACATCGTCACACAGGTAATAGTCGCTGGACAATCGTTTGTAGATTCTCTTGGCGGCAAGTGGGTAGAGACTGCGATGGATGGTTCGATTCGGGCTAACTATGCGGGCATTGGGTACACCTACGATGCGGCTAAGGATGCTTTCATTGCACCGCAGCCATTCCCATCGTGGACTTTAGATGCTACTTTTAAGTGGCAAGCACCAACGCCGTATCCAACAGACGGCAAGATGTATTCATGGGATGAACCAACAACTTCTTGGAAAGAGGTAGTAACAAATGGCTGATACTCGTATCGAGGTTAACTGCGCTACTGGCGAAGTGACAGAAATTCCTTTGACTGCTGCTGAGATTGCCGAGCGCGACCAGCAAGCAGCCCAAGCTGCTGCTGACGCGCAGGCAAAAGCTGCTGCGGACCAGGCTAAGGCAGATGCAAAGCTAGCCGCACAGGCTAAGTTGCAGTCGCTTGGCTTGACAGGCGACCAGATTGCAGCACTGTTTAGCTAAATGGATCCAGAGGATACTGTTGTTCTGTACGACACAGAGGACAAAATCCGCAAGGTTGAAGAATTAAGTATTTGGTTTGGATAGGCCGCCTTCGGGCGGCCTTTACTATTAGGGAGAGTAAGTGGCACTAGACGGTTTTTTCCATATTGCGGAGCGTCCCACAGATCCTGTTGGCCAGCCAAGTACAGCGGGTAACACCTTTGTCAATACATCTAACAACTTTGACTGCGCCATTGCTGGCCTGCCATTCTTCTTTGGCATTAACGACAAGTATCCTTACAAGCGCGAAACTGCGCAGTATCGTAAGCAACAAATCGATATGCAGAAAGAGCCTGGTGAGCAGACTCTCACTGGCTGGTGGCTGCGCGCTCAGTCTAGCTTCCACTATGGCGCTGGTATTCGCTACGAAGAACCAGTTGAAGGCGATACGGTTAACCTGCGTTTCAACAAGTCTGCTGGCGTAGAAGTATTTAACACTGGTCGCGTTGACCTGCTCCCTGATGTTGAACTGCTGTATTCCAGCAGCGGAACCAACATTATGATGGAAGGTGGCAACGATGGCACCAATGACTTTTCTCTTATTGCTGATGGCTCATCGGTCTACAAGGTAACGCAAGGTTCTGCCCCTACCTCTGTCACATGGGGTGGCTCTGGCGCAATCCTTGACATTGCCCACGATGGAACGTACTACTATGTAGCTAACGCTACAGGTATTTACAAAGGCCCACTCAGCCTTGGCACCAGCGGCACATTAGTCTTTACTCACCCAACTGCCAATACTGGCACTGTTACTAACGTAAAGATGAACTGGGTGAAGCAGCGTCTTATCGCTGGCGTAAATAACTACCTATTTGAGATTACTCCTATCACCAGCTACACCGTCACTGGCACAGTGCTTGGACCATACAGCAACGCCAGCATGTCCTATACAGGTAACGTGGCTGTCATCACCACTTCTGGCGTACACAACTTCACCGTCGGATCATTGGTAACCATTACATCCGTTGGCTCTCCTTACAACGGTACATGGGAAGTTATTGATGTTCCTACCCCTTACCAGGTAGCACTGAATATCCAGAACGCTAACGTGGCTCCGAACAACTCAGCCACTGGTTCTATCGTTCTTTCTACAAACAACACAACCCCTATTTACGCTCACACTAACCCAGCATGGGTATGGACTGGCGTATGCGAAGGCCCTAACGCTATCTACACCAGTGGATACGTTGGCGATGTGTCTAGCGTGTATCGCCTTTCCCTTGATACAACAGGCGCAGTGCCATTGCTCAACAAGGCACTGACTGCTGCTGACATGCCACGTGGCGAGATTATCCTTAGCCTTGGTTCGTATGTTGGCAAGTACATGGTCTTTGGAACTAACCGTGGTGTGCGTGTAGGAACTATCGACACATCAGGCTTTGTCTCTTCTGGTTATGTCACCTATGGCCCAATGACTGTCATTACCCAGGGCTATGATCCAGCTACTGCTAGCTACCTCACTCCATCGGGAACTGACGGCTGGGTGAACTATGTTGCCTTCAATGACCGTTTTGCTTACTGCACCGTCAGCAATTACATCGACAACGGAGATGGCACTAAGTCATCTGGTCTAGTCAAGCTTGACCTTGGCAAAGAAGTTGCTGCTAACCAAGTGGCTTACGCTACCAACCTTCGTGCGCCTGCTGGCGTTACAGGAACTGCGCAAGATGTTGCTGTCTATGGCAAGTCTAACCGCATCATGTTTAGCGTTCAGGGCAAAGGTGTGTACATTCAGACAGACCCAACCAACTCTCATTCAACAGGCAAGCTTGTCTCCAGTGGCTATCTTCAGACTGGTCAGATTCGCTACCTCACCTTGGAAGATAAACACTTTAAGCTTGTCAAGGCTCGCATCACCTCTCCCATTGTTGGAGAAGTTAAAGTCTCAACGGTTGATCCAACTTTGTATGTCAACGATATTGTGACTATTGATAAAAACTTTGACGCTAACCAAGACATTACCATGGGTATTGATGTGCCCCTTGAGTCTATTGGCTTTAGGTTCACGCTCTTTCCTACCAGCAATGGGCTAAGCGCAAGCACCCTTAACGGCTATCAGCTTAAGGCCGTACCTGCTGTACGCCGTGAGCGCTCTATCAACGTGCCTGTTCTTGTCTATGACTTTGAGCAAGACCGTTACAACATGGCCCTTGGCTATGAAGGCTATGCAGCCGAAAGATTGTTCGCCCTGGAAAACATTGAGTCGAATGGAGACGTAGTTGTTCTGCAAGATTTTACAACAAACGAAACAGTCCAAGGCGTTATCGACTCTCTTTCCTTTGTTCGCATGTCACCACCTGACCGACGCTTCAAAGGATTTGGCGGTATTTGCTACATCCAGTTCCGTACCACTAACCTCTAAAAGCTAGGCCAGGAATGACTACCAAAGTGGATATAACCACCATCCTTTACAACACTGTCTTTACCGTTGGCGCTACTGCCACAGGTATTTGGTACATCTTCAAGCATGGCGTACAAAACGTCATCAAGGATATGGACAAGGACAGCAAAGAGGATATTAAAGTTATCAAGCATGAAGTTTTGCCCAACTCTGGCGGATCATTAAACGATGCTATCAACAAGCGCGTCATCCCCATGATTGAGACTTTGGTAGAGAAGCAACAGAATATAGCGGTAGACCTGGGCACACTCAATGGCAAGTTTGAGCAGCATATTCGGGAGCATAATGATTAACCCATTTAAGAAAAAGTACATCCATGAAGCTACTGGCGATGTGCTGACTTTCTCTGAGCAGATTAGCTGGAAGGTTCAGGGCATTATTCGCAACTGGTTCTTCGTCATCCTTTGGACTGGCGTTACTTTTGTCTGGTGGTGGCAACCTACCTGGTTCACCGATACTCACGCTTACATTAAGTGGATGAACCTAGCCTCATGGCTAGCAGTTACCGTAGAACTTATCATCGGTATTGCCATGATTGGCCAAACCAAGCGCGATGCGATGATTATTCGCCACATCTTGAAGTTAGAGAAGCAGGAGATTGAGCATCTCCAAGACCTATTGGAGAACGATGACAAGCTATGAGCCACGCATAGGCGACTATGGTGTAGTCCGCACTGGCGGTTTTTTCGGCAAGCTCATTCGATTAGGAACAATATCTCGTTGGAACCATGCGTTTATCTATGTTGGTAATGGCAAAATTGTGGAAGCTAATCCCACTGGCGTTGCTCTTAGCAACCTTAACGATTACCCATTGGTTGCATGGAACCAGCACGAAGAGCTGTCTGCAGAACAACGCAACGCGATTGTTTATCATGCCAACCTGGCAATCGGACGGCCATACAATTTCGGCATTATCATCATGCTTGCGTTTCGTGCGTTAGGCGTAAAAATTTTTCCCAAGAAGTTTCTTCACTACCTTGCAAATCATGCTGGGTACATCTGCTCGGAACTTGTAGCAGAGTGCTACCAGAAGGCTGGCTTTCCAGTCTGCGCTAACCCAGATGTATGCAACCCAGGAGACTTAGCAGAAAGGTTGATATGGCAGTAACATACCCATTCATTCAAGCACGTAACTACACCAAAGGTCGTGCTGGTTATACCCCACGCCTGATCGTTATTCACACCATGGAAACACCTGAGACAGAAGGCCGTGCCAAGCAAGTAGCCGCATGGTTTGCAGGCACTACAGCACCACAAGCCTCTGCTCATTATATGTGTGACGACAAGCAGGTTATCCAGTCTGTTCTAGAGACAGATACGGCATGGGCTGTCGATGACTACGCTCTAAACCAAGAGTCTATTTCTATTGAGCATGCAGGCTCTGCGGCTCAAACTCCAGCCCAATGGGGCGATGGCTACAGCATCGCAGAACTACACGTTTCTGCGGCCCTAGCGGCCGATATAGCCCGTCGTAACCACATCCCCCTAGTGAAGCTATCACCAGAGGATGTAATGGCTGGTAAAGCGGGTTTTTGCGGACATAACGACATTACCCTTGCCAAGAAAATAGCTGGCGGACATAGCGATCCAGGCGCAAATTTTCCCTGGGATGCGTACTTAAAAGCCGTAGCTATGGTACCGTAGTAGGGCTGGGACAATCCAGCATCTCACTATAGGGAGAATTATGAAGTTCAACAAAGCTATCGTAGAGCATTACCTTGCCGCACTTCTTGTTGCTGGCGTATCTATCTGGCAGACTGGTAACCATCACCTCAAGGCTGTAGCCTGGGCTGCTGTTGTAGCAGTTCTCGGACCAGTTGCAGTTGGTGCTTACAACCACTTCAAGTCAACAGCTGCAAAGTAAAGTTAAACAAAAATGCCCCCGCTTCGGCGGGGGTTATTTTTTTATGCCGTTTTACTGTTAGAGGCTATCAGCCTAGCCGCCTCGTTCGGGAGCCTTATAGGCTCCACCGTTTAACCGCATTCGCTTCGCTCATATTATAGTCATACCCAGTGGCGACTTGTCAAGTTGTACCATTGGCAGATTCCATCGGCGTGTCTGGTTTGACAGTGGCGAATACCACCCTGCTATGCTCACGCCATGAACGAAACAACAGTAC